CAGATAGAATATCAGCATATATTTTGCCACCCATATTTTGCCATAAACGACAAAAAGCGTAATCTTCTGACAAATAACGTCGTGTTTCTGGCTCAATCATAGTGTCAAAAAAAGCGTAATTCCAATCAGATGTCTTATGATAATCAAACTCTTTATCATGAGATTGATTAATATGTTGATCTGGCTTAAATTTTAAGTTTGGATATACTTCAGCCATTCGTTCAAATACCTCTTTTTTGATCATCATAAAACCAGTGGGCCCATCTAATACTTCTATAAACCCTTTTTCAAGTAGTATGTTGTTAGGATCTTTAACGTTTAAATTATACTGTAATGAAGCTGCAAGTAATTCATCTTCAGATATGTCTGGTTTATCTTTAAGTCTTTTTTTTACTTTAATCCAATCTATAGTTTTTCTTGGATAAATACCAGTTACAACATCTTTACCATAATCTAGCATCCTTATCACTGAATCAGGATTAAATGCTAAATCAGCATCAATAAACAAAAGATGTGTATAGTCACCGTCCATGAATAATTGAACGAGAGTGTTTCTAGCTCTGGTTATTAGTGATTCATTACCAATAGTACCAAACTGTAATTCTATTTTGTTAGTGGCTGCAAGAGCTACAAGCTGCATACAACTTTTAAAATACTCTGTTGTGAGTAGTCCCCCATAACAAGGAGTTCCAATAAAAACTTTATGCATCTTTATAAAAAATATTAAGTGTATATCTTTCAGAGCTATCTCCAAAAGATTGCAAATCTGAGTGTGGTATTTTACTACCATTAAAAAATAAAGCCCTGTTTTCAATGAAACCTATGTGTGATGATAAAGATTTACCTGTCATAAAACCTGTGCCATTATTTAACAAAGGTTCTCCTTTCACGAATAAAAGAAAATTAGCAACATTATCTTTTTCAACGTCTACATGGAATAAAGGCTCTTTATTGTTTTGTCTTTTGTGGGCACTAACAGAAATAGGCTCTAGTTTTCTGTTAGGAAAAAAATAATCTTTTATCAACTTTAATAATGGGTCTGTATGAAAACTATGCGGAAAGGTATGTCTATAGCCATAAATCTGACCCTCTGGGTTTTTTACTTCTGCGTAATTAATATTTAAAAAGGTTTCTTGTAATGATTCTAATGTTTCAATTGATAAAAAATTATCAACATACATAACAAATTCTGTATTACTATTGTGTTGCATATTCTACTGTTAAGTATTCTATTTTTCTAACCCAACCACGAGGTATTGCTATTGCACCTCCACCATGATTATCGTCTTTGTCAACACACCATGATCTCATAATTACAATTTTGTCATCATTGTTTACAACCATGTATCCTACTTCTTGGCACACGGCCAACGGAGCAGAGACAATATCTTTTATGTGCAACCAACCTGTTTCTGTATCTTTAGCATCATGCCACGTAATCCTTACCATAGGAAAAGGTGTATTAGATTTGTTGCTCATCTTTCTCTTTTTTTCTTTTAATAGTCACATTAAAGGACACAGATCTTCTTTCCTCGTCTTGTG